GAACCAACGGACTCCTATGTCAGCCCCGCCATGCAGCGGGGCACCGACAACGAAGCGGACGCCCGCACGGCCTACGAGTTCCACAGGGACGCGGAGGTGGAGCTTGTCGGGCTGGTGAAGCATCCGACGCTCGCCGGCACCCATGCCAGCCCTGATGGCCGGGTGGGCGCTGACGGGCTGCTTGAGATCAAATGCCCAAACACGGCGACCCACGTAGACACCCTCATCAGCGGGACCATCCCAGGCAAATACCAGACCCAGATGGACTGGCAGATGGCCTGCACCGGGCGCCAGTGGTGCGACTTCGTTTCGTTCGATCCGCGCCTCCCCGAAGACATGCGGCTCTTCGTGCGCCGCTGGCATAGGGACGTCGCGCGCCTGGCGGCTCTGGAAGCCGAGGTGAAGACCTTCCTCGCCGAGTTGGACGCCAAGATGGCGGCGCTTATGGAGGCCGTTCGGCCGCAACGGGTGGCCGCATGACCGCCCCGCTGATCACCTACACCTGGGATGGCGCATCGCTGGTTCCGCTGCGCCGCTTCCACAACGCCGCCGCCAGCTATTTCGACACCGGCGCCGAATACCAGATGATCGAGCATCACGTTCGGTCGCTGGCGAGCCATGGCCATTACTTCGCGTCCCTCACCGAGGCGTGGAACAACCTGCCCGAGGACCAGGCTGACAGGTTCGCAACCGTTGAGCACCTTCGCAAATATGCGCTGATCCGCACCGGATATCGGGACGAACGGTCCATCGTCTGCGCCAGCAAGGCGGAGGCGCAGCGGCTTGCGGCGTTCATCAAGCCCCTCGACGAATACGCCGTCGTGGTCGCCTCCGAAGCCGTGGTGACGGTCTACACGGCCAAGTCGCAGTCCATGAAGGCCATGGGCGCGAAGGACTTCCAGGCCAGCAAGACGGCCGTGCTGGAGTTCGTCTCCGCCATGATCGGCGTGGAGCCCAGCGCCCTGCAATCCGCGAGGGCCGCATGATCAAGCTCCCTCCCCCCAACACCCTCATGCGCGAGATAGTGGACTTCCTGGCTCAACAGGACGCCACCAGGGCCGATATAGCCGACTGGACGGGTGCAGATCCAACCTACCTATCCAAGCCCCTCCTGCGGCTTGCTGAGCGTGGGATCATCTCATCCGTGGGAAGGCGGCCGGCGGTCTACTCGCTGACGGCTGAGGCGCGGGACAAGTTCTACGGCGGCCAGGGAGCGGGGGCCTCAAAAACCCCCGTGGCCGCCTGATGCCCCGCTACACCCTCGAAGAGCGCAAGATCATCGCCACGGATGGTGAGGCGACCGCGCGCAGCGTGCCAGAATGGATTGGCGCGACGCCAGACACGAAGGTCCCGCCTCGCGTTCGGCTTCGGGTGTTCGAGGCCTTCGGAGGTCGATGCTACCTCTCCGGCAAGAAGATCATGCCCGGCGACGCCTGGGAGATCGACCACATCAGGGCGCTCAAGAACGGGGGAGAAAATCGCGAGAAGAACCTCGCTCCCGTACTCGCCGAGAAGCACAAGGCCAAGACCGCAGCGGACAACGCAGAGAAGTCCAAGACCTACCGGATGCGGGCAAAGCACCTCGGGATTTGGCCTAAGGGACAAACCATCCCGTCCCGTCCGTTCCCGAGCAAGCGGAAGGCGGCGCGTCCATGACGTGGCACGCAACCCGCTTTATCGAAAACCCACGCAAGGTGGCGGTGCATTGCCGGCAGTGTGGTCGCCCAATGTGGCTTCCACCCTCAAAGGTCGAGGAATATCCAGGGTGCAGCGCCGAGTGCAGCGCGGCATGGCGGGAGGCTCAGCGCGAAGCCCGTCGGCGAGATTGCGAAACCTGCGGAAAGTCATTCATTCCCCGCCAGGTCCAGATCACAAACGGTGGCGGCCGCTTTTGCTCCCAAAAGTGCAACGCGGCGAGATTGGTCGCCCTCAACTCCCCACAGGCTGTCGAGAACCGACTGGCGGGAATTCGCCTTGCTTTTGCAGAGGGCCGATATGTCCGCCTGCGCGGCGAGGCTAATCCACGGTGGCGCGGCGGTACAGAGGCGCGCCTTCAGCGCTATCGTGAGGCCGGCACTGATCGCGCGTGGTGTCGGGCTTACCGCGCCGCCAATCCTGACAAGGTGCGCGAGTTCGCCCAGCGCCGAGGTAGTCGAAAAGTCGGACGTCTTCCTCGCGGCACCGTAAACCGGATTGGTGGCGCGCAAAGGTGGCGCTGCGCGATTTGCGCGTGCTCCATCAAGAAGGGCTATCACGTTGATCACATAATGCCGCTTGCCCGCGGCGGTGAGCACGTTCCCCGCAACATCCAACTCCTCTGCCAAACCTGCAACGTCAGGAAGAATGCAAAGGACCCTATCGACTACATGCAGTCGCTCGGGAGGCTCCTATGAGCGTTGGCGCAATGTGTGTTGAGCGATACGCCGCATTCAAGGCTGGATTACCTGGAGAGCCAATCTTGATTGCTTGGGCTCAAGCTGCAAGGGGGAAGTAGATGGGCGAGACGCGCTCGATAACCGTTCGCCTGCCGGTGGAGTTGCTGGATAAGGTCGAGGCCGCGAGGAAGGCCCATCCCTATCAGCCCACGATGACGCGCCTGATCGAAGTCGGGCTTTTGTCCGTACTCGCCGATCTTTCCAGCTCCGTCGTGCCCCGTGAGGCGGGACAGTGATGAAGGGGGATCATGGTTCGGTCGCTTCGCTTCCCCGACGCACGATGGGTGATTGCGAACCTTCGAAGGCCGTTAGCGGCCCTTTGGCCCGCTGTGGTGGCTCACGAAGGACGGGGATCGAACGTGCCTCGCCCTCTACCGACGCCACTACTCGGCGCAAAAGTCAAAGCGCACATCCGGCCAGTTCGTCGGCCCCGGTGAAACCATCGTGCTCCGAACCGCAGACGGAGATGCTCTTTTCGTGTGGCGACAGTTCATCGACGACAGTGGCCAGGAAGGCGTCAACTGCGCGGTCTTCAGGAACGAAAGCCGGCACCTCTCGTCGGAGCTTATCCGACAGGCTGACCGCATCGCTGATCACGTCTGGCCTGGTCTGCGGCATTACACCTACGTCAATCCGAAAGCTGTCCGGTCAGCCAATCCGGGTGCTTGCTTTCGCCACGCTGGATGGACCCGGTGCGGCTGGACCGCAGGGCGGCTGCTCATCCTCGAAAGGCTCGCAGACCCGGCCCGCTAGTGACGCGGAAGCGAATAGCGACCGAACCAAAATTCCACAAGGAAACCAACCCCATGACTAGTTCCCGCGCGGGTGCGCACGGTGCGGGAGAGGCGCCAGTGATGCGCCTGACCGATAGGCTTCGCGGCAAATACGTCCTGGCGGTCAATGACGGCGCCGGGCCTCTGAACGGGTCGAACACCTTCACCCGACAATTCGAGACGCCGCCGATCCAGCAAGAGGCGGCGGAGGTGATCGAGGTTCTGACGGCCGCGCTCAAGCTCGCTGAGCAGTTCATCGTCAACGGCGTGGAGCTTGGCTTCATCCGCTTGCCGACCGAGCCAGATCCGGCGCTCAAGACGCTCCCGGCCATCCGCGCCGCCCTCCTCCGCACCCAACCCAGGGGAGCCGAACATGTCTGACACCCCCCTCACGCTAGAGAAGGTGGAGGAGCTGGAGCGGCTGTTCTCAGGCGTGAAGGCGTCTGTCTGGCGAGACGAGCTAGACGTTCGCACACCTGAGGCGGTGCGCCTTTGGTATCGCGCCTTAGGCCGTGTCGCCCCCGCCCTTCTCCAGGCCGCCCGCGCCAGCCTCGCGCCGGCGAATGGAGGGGGCGGGTGGACACCGGAGCAACAGAACCGCGCTCTGGCATGTCTGACGGCCACCTATTGCCGGATGGGGATCGGGCCGACTGTCGCCATGATCACCGACTTCCTGCGGGAGGTAGCGCCGGATCGGCTGCCTATGCGCGCGGTCTACTTCAACGGCGAACCCGCGCCCACACCGCCCGATGCGGCTGTCAAGGCGCTGGTGGAGGCGGCGTTACTGGCCGTCCAGTACGAGTTCATGACGGTGGATACGGACGGCGCTCCAGGGGTGCGCAACGGCATATCCGAAGAAACCTATCAGCGCCTCGCGACCGCCCTATCCGCCCTGACCGGCGATCAGGCTGCCGTGGGGGAGGGCTGAGCATGGCAAAGCAGGCCCTCCTTTCTGCTGCCACACAATACGCGAAAGCCGTGCTCGATACCGAGTATTGGCGAACCCGCAAGCCCTACAACAACTCGTCGTGGAGCGCGGCGTGGGAAACCCGCAGCCGCGCCTTGACCGCGCTGATGCGCGCCGCCGAGCACATGCCCGTCCCCGGCTACGCCCCCCCCCAGACCGGCGAGGCCAGCGATGCAGGGTGAGGGGAAGCTCACGGAAGCGCTGGACTTCACCGAGGAGGTGACGGCGCGCGCCCAGGCAATGGGCCTCGGGCTGGTCGCCTATCAAGTCGAGGACATCGACCTCCTTTGCAAAACCCTGCGTCGGTTGACGCGCCCCACGCTCGTTTCGGAGCCTCCCGATGCCGACCGCTGACCCTCGATCCCCCGGCGGGGCGCGGCTGACATGATCCGCGTTTGCCCCCTGAAAGACGCTCGCTGCCCCCACGGCATGTCGTGCTCGGAGCCTTGCGCAAAGGACCGATACTACATCCCTCCTGCCGCGCCTGCGCCGACGCGCGCCGAATTTGATCTCCTCCGCACGATCAAGTCGATGAATGATCACAACGAGCCCGCCAATAACGGCCGAGCCCACAAGAAGCATCGCCCGAGGATTGCTGCCCTTGAGCGTATGGGACTGCTCCTCGTTCAAACGGACGGAGACCTGCTTGTAACGGCAGCCGGCAGAAAGGCGCTCGGCCATGAATAGCACCACCCCAGCAGCCGATCCCGCGCTCCTGCCGTGCCCGTTCTGCGGCGGACAACCTGACCAAATTCGCGCCAACGGTGGAACCTGGAACGGGGGCCTTAAACCGCCGCAGGCGCCCGTTAGCTGGGACGTCAGGCATTGGTGTCCGCGCGTCGAAGGGCAGCCGTCACCTCGTATAATCGAACGTTGCGGCAAGACGCGGGAGGACGCCATCGCAGCCTGGAACCGCCGAGGCGTGGCGGCGCTCGCGACGGCGGGGGTGGAGGCGCGGCTAGTTGAGGCCGAGTTCCAACTTCAACACGCCCTCGGCCTAACGGTCGCTTCTACGGAGGCCTACCAGCACAACATCACCTTGGCGCTTGGCGATGTGCAGGCCGCTCTCGCCGCCCTCCGCACCGAGAGCCCGAAATGAGCGAGGCGACGGAACGCAACGAGCGCCTGTCAACGGTAGCTTACGCGATGGCCCACGGGGAACGCTCGGTCAGCGCCATTGCCATGCAATACCTATCACACCGCACCTTCGGGAAGGAGCTTTTGGAGGCCCTCGCCTCCCCACCCCCTGTCGCTCCAGAGGATGATGTAGAGGTCGCCCGGCGGACTGGCCGAAAACTCAACCAATGGGTTCGGGACAGGATAGACGCGGCTGCGTCCGCCGTCGCCTCAACCCCTCCAGAGGGGGGCGTGGACCGGGAGGGGGTGGCCGAGATGGTAGGCCGGCTGGAGGAATTGGGCCGGCGGCGCAGCGAGGCGGATCGCTGGTACCGGGACGCCCGCTACGGCCCAAACTACAGCTTCCTTGCCCCCGAAGAAACAGACGAGTGGAAGGCCGCGACCATGCTTCGCGCCATCCTCGCCGCCCTTCCATCGGTTGGGGCGCAAAGGCTCGTGCCGGAGGCCGTGGCGGCGGTTCGGGAAAGGGCCATTGCGGCCTCTGTCGTCGCCTACCCGAACGAAAGCGATCTCGCGAACTTTCAGCGCGAAGCTTTCGTCATAGGAGCGATGTGGACCGCCCTCCCCGCCGCCCCTCCCCCGCCGGCGGATGCGTGATGGGCAACGAACCGTTCCACAAATGGTACTGGCGCAAGCTTCTGCCGCTGATGGGCAATGGCCTCATCGGTGCGGCGGCTATCTTCCTCGCGCCATGGTGGCGGCCAGCGTCTCTCATGCTGCTGATCCCCGGCATCCTGGGCTTGGGATGCGTGATCGCAAGAGCCTTTCACGCCGGATATTTCGCGGCCGATGAAATCGCCGATGGTGAGCGCCCATGACTACCCCCGACGCCGTGGCCCGGCTCGAGAAGCTGGCGGCCCACTATGACGAGTTAGGCGAACTGTCGTTGCCTCGCGGCTTCAGCCAGGCCGCCGCCGACCTCCGCTTCGCCATTGCCGCCATCGCCGAGCGGGAGCGGCTGGAGGACACGCTCCGTTGGTTCCGCCAGCGAGCCTACGGGCTGGCACGCGTCACCGGCACGTCGCACTCAACGGCCTGCCTTATCTGGGGCGATGACGGCCAGGGCGGGACCGCCGAAGGGTTCCCCGAGCCGCTTCCGTGCACCTGCGGCGCGCTCATCAACTTCGCATCCCAGGACGCCCGCGCCGCCCTTCAGCCTGCGGGCGCCGGGGAGGTGGCGTAGCATGGCAAGTCAAGCCGAAGCCCGCATCCGAGCAAAAGCGGAGGCGCTGCTACGGTCGGCGTGGCCGGACGCACGGATCATCCACGAGTTCGACCTTGGCGGCGTGCGCCTCGATCTGGCCGCCGTCACCGAAGACCGCCTGATCCTACTGGAGATCAAGAGCGAGTTGGACACCCTATCGCGGCTTGAGCGCCAAGTGAACTTTGGCCTGCGCATCGGCTGTCCGGTGATTGTCTGTTACGCCGCCAAATGGGCCGAGGCCATCCGGTCGCTGAGCTTTGAGGGCCGCTGGCGTGTGGAATGGCTTGAGGAGGGCGACGGGCCGTTCGCCCTTCCCCACCCCATGCGGCTGAGCGAGGCGCACGACCGATGGGATAACCGCAGTCTGATGTGGCTGCTGCTCAAGCCCGAGCTATTCGCCCTCGCGAAGCCCTTCGGCGCCAAATCCAAGCACACGGTCCCTGAACTTCAACGGATCGCACACGAGAACCTGACCGGCCGCGAAATCCGTCGCGGTGTCATGGCCGCCTTGCGGGCTCGGCGGTTTGGCTGGGTCTGCGACGAACCGATGGGAGCCGCAGCATGATCACGCAGGTGGGGCCGCCCCGCGCGCGGCGGGGGGAGGGGGAGTGATGGCTGAAACCAAGCACCCGCCCGTCCTGTCACCCGTCGATTACGACGCCTGGAGGCGAGGCTACATGCCACCGTCCGAGCACATCCTCATCGATGAGCTATCGTTTCGCGGCGCCCGTGTGGTCTCCGCAAGCACCGGGCCGAGTCTAAGCTATTGGCTGGTCATGAAGGGGAAGCCGACCCGCGCCTCGCTGAAAGCCGCCCAGCTCGCGCTCCTGCAAATGGAGGAAGACCTGGATGAGCCCACCCCCACGACCGAGAGGATGGCGACGGAATGAGCGCCCTCGCCGAACAACCTCGCGGCCTGGGAGCCGCAACAGAGGCGCTGTTCGCCCGCGCCTTCAGCGACAGCGCCCTGATCACCGCGCAGGCCGCAGCGCCGATCCTAGGCTTGAACGAAAAGACCTTGCGGGCGATGGCGGAAAGCGGCGTCATCCGCAGCGTGATAGTGGGCGCCTCGACGCGCCGATATACCGAGGCCGACTTGCGCGCCTACTTGGCGGGCGAGCGGTTCGGGGAAAGGGTGGAGAGGCCGTGTCGGTCTACAAGCCGGGCAAGGGGCGGTTCTGGCACTACGACTTCCAATACCAAGGTCGTCGGTATCACGGCTCTACGGGAGCAACGACTCGCTCAAAGGCGGAGCGCGTCGAAGAAGTCAAGCGGGTCGCGGCGGCACGGGGGGAACTAAACCGCCCCGCAGCGCGCCGCATCCCGACGCTGGACGACGCAGCCACGATCTGGTGGCAGACGAAGGCGCACCTGGAGACTGCCGACGAACTGCAAGACCGCGCATCCGTGGCCGTCGAACTGATCGGCAAAACCAAGCCGGTCAACGAAGTCGCCTTCTCGGATATCATCGAGGCGATACAGCGCCGGCGCGGGCGGCTGACGCGTAGCAAGCGACCGCCTACGAACGCGACCATCAACCGAGACATCGTCGCCACCATCCGCCCCATCCTGAAGCTGGCGCGGAAGATGCTGAATGACGGCAAGGGAGAACCGGTCGCCTTCCCCGAGATCGATTGGGCGGAGCTGACGCTTCCCGAGCCCAAGCCGAAGCCGAAGAACTACTCCAGGGCTGAGGTCGCGAAGCTGTTCGCCGCGGTGCCGCTGCACCTTGAGGACTTCGCCAGGATGATGGGCCGCTATGGCCTGCGGCTGTCCGAGATGTTCTTCGGCCTGGCCGACGTGGATCCGGTTGCCCTGCGACTGACGATCCATAAGCGGCGCAAGAACGGCCAGATCCACGCCCTGCCGCTGATGCCGGAGGACGCTGCCATGTTGGCCGCGCGGATCGGCAGGGCGCGCGCCGCGGGGCTTGATACGCCCTGGTTCCGCGAGGAGGCGGGCGAACTCGTCCCCATCACCTACTGGCATGCCCAGAAGCGCCTGGGGCGCGCTGTGACCGATACGGGCCTGCGCGCGTCAAAGGGTGCCCGCGGCGCGCATGACCTGCGCCACGACGCGGGCATGCAGATGCTTCGCAAGACCGGCAACCTGCGGATCACGCAGAAGCTGCTCGGCCACTCCAGCATGCAATCCACCCTCGTTTACGCGCACGCTATGGAGGAGGATTTGAGGGACGCGCTGGCCGCGGTGTCCCGGTCGACTCCCGAAGTCGATGATCCGGCAGACGGAGACGCGTCTGAAAAGCCTGCGAAAACAGTTGGATAGCTCGGCCCGTACACCGGACTTAAAATCCGTTGGCCCTAGGTCGTCCGGGTTCGAGTCCCGGCGTCCGCACCATTGAAACACAAGGCCTTTTGGCCCAACGCGCCCCGATCCGGCGCCCAGAGAGTTGGAACGAACCGGAACCGGCCAGTGCAGTTCGGGACTGGAAGTCCCGGCCGGCTCCCGAATAATGTTCCGCGCATGTTCTTGTCCGGCGACAGCTCGATCACGCCCAGGATGTGCCTGGAGGGCAACTGGTCCCTGCTTATCAGGTGCGGGAACCCGAAGTGCAGGAGATCCACAGGGCCAGCGCTTAGGATGCATCCGTGGCCTAGGCTGTATGACGTGCCGATTGTGAAGCTCTACGACAAGCTCCGATGCTCCCACTTGGTCGAGAAGCGTGGGCGGATGGTGAAGTGCGGGGGAAGGCCGGTGGAGGTCGTGGTCAAGCGGATCGTCGGGAGCGGGAGCCAGACCGAGGAGCTGTTGCGGCTGACGGAGCGGATGGAGTGAGCTGCCCCGTGACGATCGCCTCCAGCAACCGCTGCGCCACCTTCTCCGGGTCCCCCCTGCCCTTCGGCGCCCGACGTGACCCATAGGCTGAGCTGACCAGCACATCCTTGCCGTCAATCTCCCACCAGCCTCCGAAGCGCTGGCCATTGAGGTAGACGTTGAAGGGGAGCGACTTGTTCATGTCAGGCCAACGCGGCCGAAAATGAGTCCGATCCGACTCAGCCGAAAAGGCGTTTGGCGCTCATGGAAGAGACCGACCCGCGAGAACACACTCTTCGCCGGCTCCAGGCGCTGATCACGGCGTATTTCGAGCACCGAGCCGAAGCCTTCCCTACCCTGTTGGAAATCATCGCAGAGCTTGAAGGAGCGGGGTATGGGAGCATTGAGCCGAAAGGCTAGGGTGGTGATCGGAGCGGCCCCGCAGGACCGCTTTTTGGACGCCGACCCGCCCAGCGCAAGTAAAGCCGAGAATGGAGGAAGCCTTGCGCGACCGCCCGCAAACCCCAGGACTTGGCCTCCCGACGTACTCTCACGGGGAACTCCTGCCCCCGCTACCCTTCGCCGATCAACAGCCTCCTCCCGCTCAGGGATTCAACGCAGAAATACTATCGGAGTCAGGGCACTAAGTCTATACTGACCGCGTGAATTCGGAGGTCAAGGTGAGCGGGCGCGAGGGTGTTCTTGTCCGTCCAAAATCGTGGTTCTTTTGGTTCGAACACATGCCGGTGCCCATACGGCGCACGTTCTATGCTGCTGGCTCCGCCGGCTGGGTCTATAACCTAGTTGTCGCCGTATCCGACCATTCTGGGCAGCTTTGGACGGCGGTCAGCATCATCGGCCTGATCTTCGGGCTTCGCGGATTGGCGCAGTCAGCCCTCCCCGCCCGTATTGACGGAGAGAGCTAGATGGCGACGCTAGCCTTTGAGGTCGCCGCGCTCGCGCGCGCAATTGCCCAGACGGTCAGCAGCGACAGCTTCCCGCTCGTAAGTCGACAAGCCATTACCGCCGCCTTCATCGGGATTGGCGGCTGCTGGGGTGGTTTGTGGCTCGCCCTTTGGCTTGCCGGGATGAATGATCGGCGTGTGCTGAAACGACAAAAGCCGCCGACCCACCCGAAGGCGAGCCGGCGGCCAAGGTACGGGTAGAGGCCCAGGGAAGGGCTGGTGTGGCGGGCTAGCCGCTCATGGGGTAAAATGGTGGGATGACAGAGCAAGTGAAGACTGCCGGCCAAGTGAGCGACGCTGAGGTGTCCGTTAGCTTGGCAATCCTCGCCAACGCGGCCAGGGCTGGAGCCTCACGCGAAGGGGTCGCCGCGCTCGCCGCGAAGCTGCGCGGGGAGCAGATGATAACGCTCCATGAGGTCGGCGGGGGCGATGTCCAAATCCTAGTGAACCGTGTTCGCAGCGTCGGGCCTCGCTTCGGCGGCGGTACGGTGTTGGCCTTCACCGGCCTGGAGAGCTGGGAACCGAAGGGGCTCCTTGAGGTAGACGACGAGATGCATAAGGTTGTGCGGAGCCTTAAAGAGCACGGTTGGAACCTCGGCTAGCTAACCCCCTGTTCGCGTCGAGACCGCCGCCGGGGCCACCTGCGACCGATGTATCTCCGCCTGTAGGCCCCCGTAGAGCTGAGACCCCATCCAGCCCACGACGGCAATCAGGATGGACGCGGCGAGCCAGACAGCCTTGTTCTGGCCCGTCTTGATCGAGGCAATGACCCCCTTGAGGTCATGTAGGCCCTCTCCGATTGTCCGATATCTTTCGGCACAGAGCTTGTCGTGGCCCTCTTGCCATTTTTCAACGGCCGCCATGCGCTCTCCTAGCGTCGGGTCCGTCATTTAGAACACCCCCGACGTTGTGATCGTTGCCGAACCTAGCGGCGGAAAGTGGCCCATCCGTGACCCCATTATCATTTGTTGCACTCACGCTTACTAAGGCTCAGCTTGGATTGGCCGGGAGGCAGTCATCCGCTGCTGAACGGTGGTTAGCCCTCTGGAATCGTTCTTAGCCGGAGGATTCCAGAGGGCGCCCTTGGTTACTGGATACTCACGCCACGCACCGCGCCCTGCTGTTTCAACCACTCCTGAAGCGCCAGAAGGCGTTCAGCGTTCAGATGGGCAGCCCCATAGTTCCCAGCTACGGTTTCGGCGATGGAAGAGAGTTCAACGCCTGAGGGGGCGTCATCAGGTTTGCCGGCGGCGTTGGGAACGGGGGGCACACCAGCGGCTGCGGCGTCGTGGATGCGCACGAAGCCGTTAGGCACAACACAGCGGGCATCAGCTTCAGCGGTGACATATTCAGGGACCTTCTGAACGATGGTCTTGGTGACGAGCACGATGCGGTCCTGCGCCGCTTGCTCCTTCTGAGCGGCGACGGTGTTGATCGCGCCCTGCTTCTCGACGACCTTGGCGACCTTCACCACAGTCCGGACTTGGCTGGACGCGTCCTTCCAGTCATGCACCCGCCAACCGGCCCCGAAGCCGATCACCAGGCAAATGATGGGCATTCCAACCCACTGGAAGAGGAAGCCGCCCATGACTCAGGCCGCCTGCGCCGGAGCCGACTTGGACGTGAAAATCCCCGCCAGCTTGTAGATGGTGACGATCACCGAGACGGCGGGCGCGAGGAACGCCCACAGGCGCGCGAACTGGGCGTCAAGATTTGGGTCGAGTTGCTTCACGTAGGTGTAGAGTCCGGCCTGGACAGCCTGAAGCTTTTGGTCGCCCTTCAGACCATCATAGGCGTCTTCAGCGAGTTGGATCAGCGCAAGCAGTTGTTCGGCGATTTGGACGGCTTGGGGCGCAGCGACCGTGACGGCCACTGAAACGACTTTGGCTATTGCGTTGACGTTGATGGACATGGTCTCTCCTATCGACCCACCTGGGCCACGATGAGGTTTGCGGGAAGGTCGGGCTGCCAGATGTGGACGGTCCACTGTGCAAGCCAGAAGGCCGCGAGGCTGCCGAACGCGACTGCGGTGAGGAGCGGATTGCGGGTCATGGGTGCGCCGTCCGCAAGTGCTGGTACAGCTTCAACAGCGCCAACGACACGAGGAACACGGCCGCGAGGGTCAGCGCCCCGATGACCATGTCCTTGGTGATGTGAAAGCCGTGGACGTTGGCGAGCTGGTCGTGGACGGAGGCGACCGCTTTCCCGACACCCTCGAAGGTCAGCGGCGTGGCGACCACAGCCGCGCCACCGGCGGCGGCGACGGTCCCCTTCCCTACGGGTGTGGACATGGTTGGGGTGGGCGGGGTCGGCTCGGCGCGGGTCACGCTGGAGGGCGGATCGACCTCCTCCACTTCCATGTCCAGAACCCACAACGCCTGCTCGGCATTGCGCCGGCGGATCAGACCCGCCGCTGGCTTGCCGCCCCAATTCACGAAGCGGGAGAATTGGTCCTTGGCCTGGTCCAGCTTACCAGCCCGGATGAGCTTCCAGATGGTCCACTCAGGCTTGCGAGGATCGCCCGTTCCAAGGTTGAACACGAAGCTCAAAAGGGCAATGAACTGGTTCTCTCCCAATGACCCCAGCGCTGCGGCCCCGATCTTCAGTTCGATTTTCCTGGCGGCGTCTCGCAGGTCATCGAGAAGCCATAGCGCGGCCATCTCCTTGGTGACGGTCATGCCGGGGTGAAGCGATGGGGATGTGTGCCCGACCCCGGCCGTCCAGCGGCCCACGGGAACGTCGCCGGGCTTGCTGATGCGGTTGGGGAACTTGTCATCATAGACGCGCAGGACGCAGCGCTCGAACCCGATGATGAAGTCGGCAGCTCCTTTTGGGACGGCGCGGGTCATGCCGCCCTCCCGAACTCAGGAGAGATGCGCCAACCTACGCGTGGAATGGTCTCTATGGCGTCGCGGCCTATCGCCTTACGCAGATGGTGGATGATTACCCGCACATGGTTGGGCGAGAGGTCGGCCCTATGGTCGCGCTGTGTGATCGCGGCCTCGATTCCCTCGCGGCTGACGGGGCGCCCATTAGAGGCCACCAATCGGTACAGCACTTCGGCCTGCTGCCGAGGCAGGCGATAGTGGATCATGTAGTCGATGCCGGCGATCTCAGGCTCATCCAGGGCCAACCGCTGCTCTAGGATCGCGACGCGAGCCTTCAGGGCCGCGTTTTCGGCTTCAATCGCTGCGACCTGTTGGGCTAGGCTCATGGCGCACTCAGAGCTTTGCCGAGAGCCGATTGGCGGTTCGGGGCGTAGCGAGATGCGCCCGCGAGGAAGCGATCCGCCTCGTCAGGGTTGGACAACAGGAATTGCACCAGGGCATCGGTATTGCGCCGCTGTTGGGCGCCGCGCAGGGCGGTTTCGCCCTTCCTGATCCACGTCAGGGGATTACCGATGCTGGACTTGGTTTCCGGGAGGGCCAAACCAAGCCCTTTCAGATCTTCCGAGTTGAACGCAGTCATGGAGCCAGGGGGCTGGCGCTTGCCCGTGGCGCGCATGACGTTCAGGAGGGTATCGAGTTCGTCCGCGGTATCTGGCCCCGCAACCGTGCCAACGCCTGCCCGAAGGGCCGCAGCCTGCTCTGGGTTGCCGGCAATGGCCTTGGCATACTTCGCCCCAGCCCATTGGTTCGGCCCCGGTTGCAGACTGGCCGTTGCCTCGTTCAGCGCCCGCACCAGATGCTGGCGGGTCAGGTCAGCCCCGACACCTGGCGTTGCTATAGCGCCGCCGGCGCGCTGGGCGGCTTCAGCCTCAGCGGCGCGCATGAGCTGGAGGGCCTGCGTCGTCTCGCCAGGAGCGCCCTCCAGCGGGTTTGCTGGATAAAGAGCGCCGGTCTGTGTGGGGACGCTGTTCGTGCGTGCGATCTGGCCCGCAGGCCCCGCGTTGAGCGGATCGAGATATTGCTGGCGCCCCTGGGCGACGATGTCCCGCGCCTGGCGCCAGTCCGGCGACACGTTTGCAGCCAACGCATCGGCGGCCGAGCGGGCGTCGCCACGAAGAGATGCTAGCCGGTTGTTGCCCGCCGGGTTGGCAGCGGTCTGCCGGGCCGCGGTGGCTGCTGTGTCGAGGTGTTTGACAACCTCGTTGACCACGGACAGGTCGTTATCCGGGAGTCCGACAATCGGGCCATTCAGTTCCGGGTTGCCCCTAAGCTCGGCCAGGGCGGCGCGGAACGACGGGTCTGCGGTCAGTTGGGCGAACTGCGCGTCGGGAATGATCTGGCCGCGAAGGGCTTGGTAATGCGGCTCCGCGGCGTTGTTGATGGTCCGACGTGTGAGGTCCAGGCCGCCTTGAGCGGCTTCCTGCGCCTGCTGGCCGATGAGCGAAGGCTGCGTGTTCGGTGGCGCGATCTGGTCGGCAAAGGTCATCCCCGCTTGCCGTATCTGATCTGGCCTTTGGGCGAACATGGGAGCCAATTGGTCCTGGCCGCGCTTCGTCCCCTCAATCACCCGCTGCATCCGGCCCATGCCGGTGCCGTTGTTGGTGACCTGCTGGACCGCTTCAGCCGGGGTAAGCTGGATGCCGCGCTGTTGGGCGTCTTGCATCAGAGCGATCGCGGCGGACCTTTCTTGATCGGAGAGGTCGCCGAGCGCTTGCCCAACCACCTTTTGAGGAGACGGGGTCATCGCCCCGACGATCGCTCCAGGAAGACTCCCGACGATCTGCCCAACGGGCCTGGCATAGGGGTGAAACGACGTCCCTACGGTGGCCTGATCGGCAAACTCCCCACCCGCTCCGGAACCAACCGCCACCATCCCCTTGGCGAGCGGGCCACCAGGGGCAAGCAGCGCCGCGGGGGTCTGCTCGGAGATCGCCGCCGCATAGCGCCCCGCCTGAGTGTGGGGGGCGTGTGGAGTCCCGAAGGCCTTGTTCTGTTCGGTGCGAAGCTCTTGGCTGGTCGGAAGGGTCACGCCCAGGATGGTGCGGGCCTGCTTGTCGGTCATCGCCCCCTGTTCGGGGTATTCCTGGCCGAGGGCGTTGTAGACCTTCTTCGCGGTCCACTTCGACGCCGCATCCACCGCCGACAGGAAATCGCCGGGAGCGCCCGCGAGATTGGCGACACCGGGGCCGAGATGCGATACGAACGCGCGGCCGGCATCTTCAGCCGGGGACATGAACGGGTCATAACCGACCGGCTGGCCGCCAGTCTGGCCGAGGCTATCTCTTTGCGGGAGGCCGAGGAGGCGTGACGTCCCGGAGGCGAAGGGATCGCCAGCGACCGGCGTCAGGGTGGTCATGGATCCACCCGATAGTATCGACCGTTCTGGTCGACGGTGTAGGAGTGTCCATCCGGCGCTTTGACTGGCGGCCCACCAGGGACCGGACGAGCAGGAACACCACCCACGCCGTTATGACCGGCAGGAGCGCCATTCCCGGGTAGTGGGTTTGATCCATTGGGCGCAACCTTAGGCACAACAAAGCGGCCCGGCAACTCCGGAAGCGGCGCCGTGACATCCAGCGGATCAATATGATGGCGGTGCGCATAGTCGGCATTCGATTGGTTTAGCCGCTGGGCGCTGTTCATGTTGGCTTTGACGAACGGCAGCGTCGCATCCAGAATTTGTTGTTGGACCTCGGGCGACATGTTGCCTTCGCCCTTCAGGTTCAGCAGGAAGGACTTGATCTGCTCCGGAACGCCTTGGGCGTGTTCGATGGCCTGGATTGTCCCCACACGAGCGACAGCGCCAGGGTTGATGGCGCGAGCGAAGGTGTCGCGGATCGAGTAGGCAGACATGCCGTTCGCCTTCCCGACATTGTCCCTCATCGCCTGGAAGGCTTCGTAGGATTCGGTCGCGGTCTTGTACTCATCCGACTTCAGGATGTTGTTCCGAAGCTCCGCCAGTTGCGCCGGCCCATATTCCGACGCCGCAGCCAGTTCGGGCTTGCCGGTCGGCGAGTTGACATAAAGGCCCGGCGCGCCCTCGATCTTGTACGGCGCGCTATAAGCGTTCTGTGGCGCGCGCGGATCGTTCGGGCCGCCCTGGATCGGAGCAAGGCCGCTCCCGTTTTGCTGATACCCGGGCGCCGGCGTATAGATCGCGGTTCGATTGCCGAGCGGGTCCACGGTATAGGTTGTGCCATGGGGCGCGGGGATGCCCGCGCTCTCGGCCGATTGGGTTTGCGAGCGAAAGCTGTCGGGGACCTGGATCGGCAACATGCCGCCGTCGCGGGGGTCTTCCGGCACATAGGCCGGGACCCCGTTGATCATCTGGATCTTGTAGGACGGCGGAGCAGCGATCCGCTGCTGGATTTTCAGCGCCAATTGCCGGGCCGCCTCGACCTTCTGCGGGTTGCCACTGCCCATCAGGCTCTTGATCAGCGCAATTTCGTCTGCGGTAGCTCCGTGACCCCCCGGAGGAGCCTGAGGAGCCGCAGGAGCCCCGCCCATAGCCGATGATGGCATGGGAGGCAGTCCGCCGTTCTGGGCAATCTGGAAGGGCTGTGGGCCGCCCTGAGGGCCTGCCAGTTCCGGCATCGAGAGCTGCGGCTGGGCGTTGGCCATCTGTGGCTGCGGAGGCGCACCCATGGGGGCCGGCGGAGCGGAGCCCTGCGGGGGTGCGCTTGGGGCTGGCGATTGGCCGCCGTTCAGGTTGAAGAACCGGTGACCCCCAAGATCGATCCCGGTTCCATTGTCCCACGAAGGCGTCGGCCGCCCTAATGCCGCCTGCGCCTTCGGGGCGTAGAAGTGGTCGGCCCCGGCGATTTCCGGGGGAAGCTGCGCCGAGCCGTTGAGGACGGCTTGGGCGTTCGTCAGCGCCTCTTGATACTGCGGCGAGTTCGGATCGAGCTGAAGCAGCTGGGAGCGCTTCTGGGGGTTGTTCCACGGCTCGAACTGCCCTTTCGCCATGATCACGTCGGCGATGGGCTGGCCGCTTTGCTTGGCCCGGTTGAGAATCACCTGGGCCACGGCCTGTTGGCCCTGCGGACCCTGGTTCCCCGCCTCGCCGATCAGGGTGCGAGCCAGGAGGTCGAGGTCGCGGCTTGGGCGCCCCATTGCTGCCGGAGTGGCCGGCGCAAGTTCGGACGATGTGATCGGCGCGGATTGCGGAGCCGCGGCAATCGTCGTGTCGGGCTGCGCCGTATCGGGTGTCGCAATGGTCGCCGCGGGAGAGGCTGGCGCACTGGAGCCGCCTAGGCTCGTCAGCATGTTGGACATCTCGTTGCCGATGTCCTTTTGCTGGGCCGCTTTCAGCTTCTCGTCGTTCCGCTTGTCCCCATACGCCAGGACCGCGTTGGCCAGCAGTTTCAGGCCAAGTTCCGGGTAGGATTGGATATGCTGGCCGCTGTCCTGCATCCCCTGGAGCGCAGCCGCGAGGTATTTTGACCGCTTGATGTAAGGCGCGGCTTCCGGACCGGTGTTCCAGTCCGTGTAGACCCCAGAGGGAGAGATCGCGGTCGTCGTTGCCATCTCGCGGGCTACCTGTAGTTATTCAGGGCGTTGAGCTGGGTCTGGGATCGGCTCAGGAGCGGGTTGGCGCCCGGAACGGTCTGGAACCCGGGGGACATTGCCTGAGGCGCCATGGCGTTCGGCGCCGGCGGCAAGCCACCAGCCCCCGCGGGCGGCTTGGTCTGGCCCCCTTGCGCGCCCATCAGCAACTGGACCAGCATCTGCAATTGCGGGTTTGCGTTGAGTGCAGATGGCTGCTGAGCGTTTGCCTTCTGCGCCCCTGCGGAGTTGGCGGGATTGCCGTTCGGTGAGCTATAGTCGTAGTAGCTCGCTGAGCCCGCGACCGGGTTCCGGTTGACCCCTGTCGTTTCGCTAGCGTAGGGGTGGGCTGTGGCGTATTGCGCCACGTTGGGTCCGAGGTTGCCCATTCCTTGCGGGCTCCCAGGGTTCTGGGCGGAATATTTCAGGAGATCGTTATAGGCCGCCGGAATCTGGCCCGCGTTGTGTAAGGCCACGCCAGGGGTAAGCGCCCCAGGAAGGACGCCGAAGCCATTCCCGACATTGTTGATCTTCTGGATGGGCAGGTTGGAATAGAGGTCGGACAGGCGAGGATCTTCGTTGATCGCCTGCTGTATCGCTGGCGCAATCGCTGGGCCTGACCCATTCGCCGCCCACTGATCGGCCCGCGCGACATATTGGTTGGGCGCGAGGTCGCCTACCGGGCCATAAGGGCCGGTCTGCCCCTTGTAGTTGATGCCCGGAGACGCGCCAAACTTGGCGGTTTGCGCATCCTGGTTCTTTTGCGCTTGAGCCGCCCAGTCCTCTCCCGAAGCCCACGAACCGTCCGCATTCTGCCCTTTAGGCAGCGCCGAGCCGACCTGATACGGAGTGGCGCCTGGGGACTGGAGCGTCCCCCACTGGCTATTGGCCGCATCGTGAGCCTGTTGCTGCATCTGGAGCCAAGGGTCCTGGCTCGGCGCCGCTGGTGTTTGCGCCTGCGGGCCGGTTTGGGCCTGACCGGTAAGAAGTTGGATGAGGGTGGCGTTAAGCCCCCCTGCACTCGCGTCTGGGTTCGGCGCGGGAACGCCGGCCGCTGGTGCTGACGTGCCCATTAAGCAATCCCCATTTCAAGCTTGCCGTAGTCCACGGCCAGGAACCCGCTGGCGTCTCTCACAACGGCCTCGGGCTTCACCCACAACACCTCCTGGGCCATGACGCCGAGATGGACGGCCTGATCCCAGAGGTAGCGGAAGAGGTAGACGCCGAGCCCATCGGGACGGGCGCCGACCTTCTTGACGTCGCGCTTCAAGCGTTCGTCCGAGAACGCCATTATGCCGGCCGAGCCGAGCCCAAACAGACCGCTGAGCAGGCTGTTGTTCTGCTGCATCTGCGAGTTGTAGGCGTTCTGCTGCTGCTGGGCCGCCAAGGACTGCGCCCCCAGGATATCCGTGGGCGCAACCTGCGTCGGGGTGTAGCCCGGGCCGCTCGGAAGCTGCACCTGGCCCAGGCCCAAAAGGCCGATCAGCTGGTTGATCGGCAGGTTCGACGCCTGGAGCTGGTTGGCGAAGTTCTGGTTCTGGGCCGTGTTCCCGAACTGCGCCGTCTGGAGCGCTTGGTTGAAGGCGTTCTGGTCCATCCCCAGCGCCTGGGCGTATTGCTGCGCCTGGGCTGCGTTCTGGAACTGGCCGTTGGCGTAGGCCATCTGCCACTGCTGTAAAGCGGCCTGGTTCTGAGCCTGCTGGCGCGCCTGCTCCTGGGAGAACTGCTGCGCCTGCGCCTGGTTGGCGAACTGCGCCTGGGCCTGGTTCTGCGAGAACTGCTGTCCCTGCGCCGCATTGGCAGCCTGCATCGCCGCGATCTGGCGCGTAGTGTCCTGCGACAGGGCGTCATTGCCGAATTGGGCCAGGGTCTGGTTTTCGCCGAACTTCTGGGCCTGCGCCTCGTTGCCGAACTGCGCGGTCCCGAGGGCCTGCTGATAGCCTTGCTGCTGCGCCTGGTTCTGGAACTGTGCGAGGTTCTGGTTTTGGGCGAACTGCTGAGCCGCTGCGGCGTTCTGAAGATCCGCCGCGCCCATGGCCTGCTCATAGCCCTGTTGTTGGGCTTGGTTCTGGAACTGCGCGCCCTGCTGGGCTTGGGTGTAGGCCTGCTGCTGAGCCTGATTGCCAAACTGCCCCGCCTGAAGGTTCCGATTGAAATCAGCCAAGGCCGCGTCATTGCCGAACTGCGCCAAGCCCTGGTTCTGGGCGTATTGCTGCCCGGCCGCCTGATTGGCGAATTGGCCCTGCTGAAGCTTCTGATTGAAGAGGGTGTTCTGTTCGTTCGCCCCCTGTTGGATCGCAGAATAAAGGGCCTGGTTGTAGGCGTCGTTCTTCTGTCGCCCCAACACGTCCTGGGCGTTGCCATAGGCGGCCGAGTTGATGCCGATGCCCTGATTGGCCAGCCGGACGTCGAGCTGGTTCTGGGCCTTTCCGTACTGCGGATCGAGCCGCGAAACCGCCTGCTGCCACACAGAGTCCGAGACCGCATTGCGGTCCTGGGTGAAATCGGTCGGCCCTACCGCGCTTTGGAGACTGGTGTTCTGAAAGCTGCTCTGAAGCGGGGCTCCGGTGTTGATGCTGCTCTGAAGCCCCCCCGGCGTGTTGTACGAGCCAGTGATCGAAGGCTGCTGGCCGATGGACGACGTGATGGACGAACTTCCAGGGCTGAACGATTTGGTGATGGGGTCCACCCCACCAATCGACGTTCCGACGTTGCCGCCCTTGTCGAACGAGGTCTGGAATTGCTGGTTGGTGTTGATGCCCGTCTGAAGGGGTCCCGATCCGGAGAAGCCGGTGATCTGGCTCCCGGCGTTTCCGATGGTCCCGTTGAGTTGGGGCGCGCCGATATTCGACACGATCTGACCCGGATTGATCGGGTTGCCGTGGTAGTCGAGGGACATCTGGAGGTTGGGCGACGTGGGATTAGATTCCAACGCGCTCTGGACTCGACCGATCTGATCTTGCGTCAGCCCCAACGCCAGCTTCTGGGCGTTAGTCAGGCTGTTATACATCTGCTGCTGATCGGCGCTCAGCGAGACGTTCTGAGTATACCCGCCCGGTGAATTAGGGTCCTGGTTGTATGTAATCGACCCGTATGGGGTCTGAGAGTTAATCAGGTTAAGCTTTTGCTGCTGCGTCGCCGTGTTGATATTGGCCGCGCTTTGAGCGTTTGCTGTGGCGACCGGATCGATTGGCGTCGGAGGCGCGGGTGTTGACTTGCCGATGACTAAATCTCCACTTGGCTGGAGAGACGGCAAGCGCTATAATTACCTCCATGAAACCGATGGAAGAGCGCTTTTGGCCCAAAGTTGCTGTTAAAGATCCCGGCGATTGCTGGGAGTGGACGGCAAACTTGAACAACAAAGGGTATGGGTTGTTTCGCCCGGGGGGCACCGCTCCTAAGCGGCTTGCTCACCGCATCTCGTATGAGATGGCGAACGGCCCCATTCCAGAGGGCCTTCACCTTCTGCACAATTGCGACAACCCGAAATGCGTCAACCCGGCCCACCTGCGCCCAGGCACTCGCGCCGAGAACATGCAGGACGCCGTCGCTCGCCGTCGCTCGGGGTGGTTCGTCCACCCCGAGCGCTACAAGGGCGGATGCCCTCCCCGCCTCACAGGCGAGGCCAACCCCAACGCGCGACTTACCGTCGCCACGGTTATTGAGGCACGACGCCGCGTCGCTTCTGGCGAGGGGATTTGCGCCGTTGCTCGGGACCTTGGCGTTGATAAGAAGACGCTCCGTCACGCGGTTGATGGCGTAACTTGGGGTCAGGTCGCCGCTTGACGTGCGAGACGGGACGCCGGTCGTTGAACCGGTTGAACTTCCACTCGGAATCCAGGAGGCCCCAGACCACAGCATCGTCATCGCCAAGTCCCTTGCGGATGACGCCCTCGGGGCGAAATCCAAACGTTTCAAGGAACCGTGATGCGCTCGTCGGCTTGGCCGGTGTGATCGCGGTGCATCGAACGACCTTAAGTTGGTCGAACGCGTATCGGAAAATCTCAGATATTATGGGTTTCGTCAACCACTTGGGGCTTTCCGCGGCGCAGGAAACCTCGATTGACCTGTAATGTGGATGGTAATTGTGCCACACCACCCCCCCGATAGGTGTTTCGTTGCTGTCCACGATGCCAACTGCGACACATGGTCCGAAATCTGGATTGTGGGCCATCTGTGGAATGTGCAGCGCGACCCACTTCGCGACGAGCTGATCCTTGCCGTAGACGACCCTCATGGTATGCTCTTTAGGCTGTGGCGGCGCGGAAGGCAGACGCGCAGGGACGGGAGACATAGCCCTATCAGCCCGGATGCGGCCGAGTTCTTACACATCCAGCCAGAGTTGCGACCGGTCCACAGCATCAGAGCTGCCCCCCCGGCTGGAACAGCACGTTGGCGCTGATGAACTGAATCTGGGCGTCCACGGGCTCGCCGGAGTCTGTCGCGATGGTATAGCCGTCCCCGGTCCCAACCAGGTCCCCGTCCCCGATAGCGAGTTCCGAGACGATGCCGGCCTCCAGCATAAGGGCCGCCCGCATTCTGACCGCCCCGCAGTAGCCAAGCCCGGTTACCGTGGTCCAGTTCTCCTGGATGCGAAGCGTCAGGGATCGATCGATGATCGTGGTGGGGACCGCGACCGGTTCGCGCTCATGGAAGTCCACCAGCATCTCCACCGCCGGCTTGATGTTGGCCGTGGTGTTCAGGGTCGGGCGAAGCATGGTGAACCGCTTCTGCCGTCCCCGATCCCCGAAGTAGTTGAATGCGGTCTTCAGGTCGGCGGTTAGGGTGACCCCGGCGTCGGTGACACCCGTATCCCAACGATAGACCCCTGATGGCGACCCGAAATAAGGGTTGTCGTCGGCTATGGCCCAGCAGATCGCGTTGAGCCCGGTAAACCTGCACCAGGAGCCGGTCTGGAGGTTTTGGACGTACTGCTCCGCCTCGGTGAGATCGACCGTGGGGATGTTGTAGATGGCGAGCGACCCCTTCTGGTAGGCGATGCCGAACCAGCCGAAGTTGTCCTGATAGGACTGGGTCGCCTGAGAAAAGGCGTTCTGGATTTTCGCGGTGATCGCGACGGTGTTCTCCTGCGCCCGATCAACCCGGAGGGCCTGGGAAAGCGGAATGACGCCTACGGTCGTCAGGAGGTTGAGGTCGCCGCCGAACTTGAACAGGGCTCTCCGGCCAAGCGGAATCCCCACATGATAGACCCCGGACAGCACCCAGTTGGTATCGTCCGCCGGATCGGTCCCCTGATAGACCGCGACCTCCCCCTGATCGGTGATGAAGACGATCAGGTCGTCCACCCCCGTCCCGTTATCCAGCGTCCATGTGCCGATGCATTGGAGGCTTCCCCCCAATTGGAACACCGGCCCAAGATCCAATAGCTGGGCCTCTCCCTGGATCGCGTTGACCTCCAGGAACCAGACCCGCAGGCTGTCCTTCTCCACGAAGAACAGGCGTCGCTTGTGCATCTCCACGTCGATCAGGTTCGACGACGTCAGGATGATGGACCCTGAGGTTCCGGTGATCGGCAGGGTGGCCCAGCCGGACCCATTGTAGCGAAAAGGCGTGTCCTCGCCGTTCACGCAGATCAGGAACTGGCCCCCGTCATTGGCAAAGTTGCGAAACTGGACCCGGCTATTGGAAAGTCCGGTGTAGACCGGGCTTTCGAACGCCGCCCCCTCCGAGGTGGCGTCGTAGACATCCCCATCGGACACCGCGTAAAGCTCGTCGGGACTCGACCCCCGATAGGTCATCAAGGTCTCTACAGGACCCGGAGCGCCCGTCACCCAAGCCCGGGTGCCTTTACGTATTTCCACGTAGGCCGCCCGCGGAATCCAGTTGTCGAGGATCACCGCGTCCGATGGCTTCATGTCCGCCAGGGCCGAGCTGGCGTTCCACCCCCCAACGGGGGCCGGAACCGACCTTCCCACCGCTGTTTGCGACTGGCTGGCGTTGGTGCGCTGCGCTTGCCGCACCCGTCCAAGTGCTTGCCTGATCATACCGCTGTCCAGACCCCGGCTTCAAGTTGATACAAAACACCCGCCTGCACAAACAACTGACCTTCTATTGCGTCCACCGGGAAATCATCTCCGAAGAACGGTTGCGCTCTTTGCAGCGCATAAAGAATGGCGTTGAGTTGCCTGCGGAATATCTCCATGTCCTGGATGATCGGGATCAGCTCATTGGCTGGGCGCCCGAACTCGACCGAGGGGGCGTAGCCAGTGATGACTAGCTCGCCGAGGCCGGGACTAACCGCTGTTCCGCCCGTATCCGCGAGGACAGGCGCATAGCCGGTGATGACCAGTTGCCCGCGCCCCGGGACGATCACCTGGGCGTTCTTTACGGTTGGCGCGTAGCCCGTGATGACGAGCTGGCCCACACCAGGCGAGACAACGCCATCGGCTGTGACGGCCGGCGCGTAACCGGTGATGACCAGGGCTCCGACGTCCGGCTTGATGACCGACGTGAACACCAGCGTCGGCGTATAGCCGGTTATCGTCAGGGTCCCCACGCCTGGGGTGACCGTGTAGGGTCCCGTTAAGAGCGGCGCGTAGCCGGTGATGACGAGCGTGCCGAGGCCGGGCGTGACCACTCCGGCCGATACCGTGGCCGGGGCATAGCCGGTGATGACCAGTGTCCCCAAGCCTGGGGTTATGGTGGTGGTGGCCCCGCCGGGCTGGTTGAACAGCAGGAGGAGAGACATGGCGCCCTCCTAAGCGGCGTAGGCCCACTCATAGCCGCGACGAACCCCTGGCGGGTTGGCCTCGACGGCGAGCGTCCCGCCAGTAGTTAGATTGCGCCCGTTGCCGCTGAGGTCGAGCCCGACATTCGCGGCCGCTGGCGCAAGGATGGGATACCAGGAGTTCAGGTTGGCCCACCGCTTGGGCTGATAGCTGTATCTCTCAGTGACGAGTTCGTTTGCAGTGAGAACCGCGTCCCAAATCTTTAGGTTGGAAATCCGCCCATTGAGGAAGTCCTGATTGATCGGCCCATCGCTGCCAACGTACACGTTGGTTACTGTGGCAGGGGTGGTCATCGTAACTGCCGCGGTGACCACGGTGCTTGAGTTGATCCCCGACCACGATGCGTTGACTTGGTTGGCGCCCGTTCCGGCCCCGGTGATCGTGACGTAAGCCCACGAGGCTACCGCTGGTCGCGAGCCGAACGCAGCATGGACCGTTCCGCCATTGGTCCAGAGTTCAAAAGTTCCACCGTCCGATACTTTGAACCACGCAAAACCCGCGACGACAGCGCCCGTCGTGTCGATCAAGCCAAACGGAATGCATGTCGCGTCAACGCTGACGTAAAGCCAGAACGACGCAGAGAAGTTCGTCGGCGACGGCAGGCCAGTCGTTCGGGTCAGATAATCTGTCGCAGCGTCGAACCGGACTGACATCAGATGTATTGGAAGTTGAGGCAGGTGATATCGCCGGACGCGACCGCTGCGGTGCTGTTGTCGGCGGCGGCTGTCGTCAGCCCAAAACCTATGCCCGTGGCGAAGCTGTAGTTTACCGGGATGTTGAACACCCCATAGGGCGGCAGGACGAAGGTATGCGTCGGCGTATCGGTCCCAACCGTGGGCGACGTCGCTTTGTTGTAGAGCTTTAGGTAAGCGATCGTCCCCACTGCATTGTAGCCGATGACGTTCAACAGTATTCCAGCGCTCCCCTTGACGTTGGTCCCGTTGGTGCTCGCGGCGGAGGACAGCAGGCGGCTGTTGCTGGTCGCCGGCCCGGGAGTCAGCCCGATAAGTGTCGTGAGCCGCTGGGCGATGCGCTGTGAGCGCCCGTTAAGGCCGCTGGAGGCGGTATCGGTAGCGGGGGCGGTCTCGGTGAGGCTGCCGATGACATCGACCGCGTTGCCCCCCCGGTCGCCAACTGTGACAACCTGGCGCTCAACCCCAGATCCAATGTCGATGGATTCGACCGGGACGCCCGTTCCCGGAAGGGTGACGTTATTCGACATCGCCGCCCCCTTAGGTCTGCGTCAGGGTGAAAATGCCGGAGGCGTTGTATTGGATGGTCAGGGTGCCAGCCAAAGGCGAGACTGAGCCGCCGCCGGTGTCGGCATCGAAGAAGGCCAGCAAGGGGCTGTTGGTCACCGATGAGGCGTAGATGATGCCGTATTTGAAGGTGATGCCGGCGGAGAGCGTCCATGCCGTATCCGCGGCGTCGAAGGTGACCGTTCCCGAAGAGCCGGACCAGGTTACGGACCCAAGCGTCGCCCCGCCGGCCGTGTAGCCGCTGGCGGTTGGAAGCTCATTGGTGAGATCCGAATAGCGACAGTCCGTCGAGGTCCCGGCGAAGTTGGCCGCGATGGCTTGGGACGACGTCGTGAGCGCGATCTTGAACGTGTTGCTGTCAAGATCGAATGTCCCGTTCGCCAGTTTCGGGCGTGCGAGGTTGAATACCGTGAAGACCCCGGCGGCCATGGTCTTAATCCCCTATGCTCGTTCTCCTTTCTCGCTGTGTTGCGGTAGTATGATACCGGATAAACGGCTAAGCTGCTATGGGCTCAGCCGCCGGGGAAATTGCCCAATGGAAGGTTCGGAAAGCCGAAGCTGTTGTAGAGCGTCCGCCCTGTGACATCCAACTTTGTCGCCCCCCCGTCCCTGGACATCATCTGCTGAACCTGCCGCTGGTAGGTGTCGAAGTCCTGGGAATAGTCGAGGCCCTTCGACTTGAGGAACCGCCAGCGAATTCCGAGACGAAACAGAACGTCAGGAAGCAGGGGCGTATCGGTGTCGGCGGTGAAGGTCGCCTTCAGATCCCCGTTTGCCGCTTGGACGTAGTTCTTGGAGACGTACTCATAGGCGATCTCGTTATCGGCGGCTGGCGTTGGGGTGATCAGGAACGCCCCGTCCCTTTGACGGAACGCCAAGTAGACAAGGTTGAGCTGCGGCTGGGCCTGGATCGCCTGCCACATCTGCGGCGTGATCGGCCCCACCATCTGCAAACGCGTGGTGCGGTTGAAGAAGCTGTTATCGATGAAATGATCCAAGTCATCAGGGACCGCATCGACCTGGACCGGATCGGCGACGGTGTAGAATATCTTCTGCTGGGTCAGGACCTGCCAGTCCTTATCACCGTTGGTGGAAAGCTCTTCGCCTTCCTCGATGGCGAGTTGGTAGAGGAGCTGCACTTGGGCGTCGGGCGAGTCCACCACCTCATCCGGGGGCTCCAGGGAGAGCAGTCGGCAGCTTTGCCGGACGATGGTGAGGAGATCAGCCACGGCGAGCCTCTTCGAGCATGGCGCGGAGCCTGGGCAGCCCGGCCATGTGATGGGGGTTGAGGCCTAGCCGCTGGAGTTCCTGGCGGATGCGGGCCTTTTCGTCGTCAATCGTGGGCGGGGCCTCCCCAGCGGCGCGTTCCGCCTGGAACCGGCGCCACTCGCCCTCGTATTCGATCTTGTCCTTTTCCTTTGCGGGATAGGGGCCGATGATCGAGGAGGCGTCGAGGCCGATCTGGAACATCACCACGCCGTCTCGTTCGAAGAACACAGGGCCGGGCTTGAACCCGATCTCTCTCCGGGCGACCCCGCCGACGTTGATTGCGGCTTCGCTCATAGTTCACCCGGTTGTTTAGCGCTGAGCGCCTGGAGCCTCGCTACGGCAGCGGTCAGATCCTTGATGGTGTTGGCCTGCACGCCCTGCTCTTCCTTCAGGCGCTCGTTCTCGGCCTGAAGTCGCGAGACGACGGCCCCCCCAGCGGCATTCTCCAGCCAATTCTTGGCCTTGTCGCGCAGGGTGCGGCCACCGAGCCCTAGGTTGGGCAGGATGCCGTCGTGGACCTCGGCGAGCTGTTCCACCGTATGGATGTTGATGGCCTTCAGGTTGGCGACGGTCGCCGGGGTCATCGGCGGCCA